AACTTGGATAAATCAAAGAGGTTGGGATGATATGGAATGGGAAGAATTAAAAAAGTTGCCAGTTGGTTTCCCTAAAGAAATGATTGAAAACTTACTAAAGAAGGTTCCAGAAGCCAACATCAACGTCAGTAATGAACGTAATCGCCAAAAGAATAAATTGGTTGTTAGATGATTAAGCGGTGGGAAACCTGAAAGGATAAATAATATGGGCGAACATCCAATAATATTTTCAACAGAAATGGTCAGAGCTATCCTCGATGGCCGAAAAACAAAGTCCAGAAGGATTATAATGCCACAGCCAGAAGATGAGGATGGATACAGATTTTGGTGGAAAGGAGATTGGGATACAAGAGGTGGGCCAAGAGCGGGAGTATGCACACACGGCAGCCCCGGGAATGGCGAGGCGACTTGGACTCTTAAAGAAATTGCTGAATATTGCTCTTACGGTCAAGTCGGCGATAGGCTTTGGGTGAGAGAAACTTGGGGTTCACTGGATGCTGACCATCCCCGGTGTAAAGATGGACGAAAGCCAAAGCAAGGAGATAGGCTGGTCTATCGCGCCAATCCTGCTGACGATTATCAATGGGGCGCAGGAAAACCAAGTCAGGGGTCGTTCTGTTGGCGACCTTCAATCCATATGTTTAGATGGGCTGCCCGTATCTTCCTTGAGATAACAAACATCAGAGTAGAGAGGGTGCAGGATATTAGCCTTAAAGATGTTATTTCAGAAGGAATTAAGGATACGAACAAATGTGTCTATAATGATGATAATGTTTTCAAGTGCAATCACCACGACACATTAGATAAGTTCAAGAATCTTTGGGATTCCCTCAACGCCAAGCGAGGTTATAGTTGGGACAAAAACCCGTGGTGTTGGGTAATAGAATTTAAGAGAAAAGAGAAACCCTGAAAGTGCCTAAATTATGGAATGTCCACATTGCAAAAAGGATTTTGCGAAAGGGGTAAGGACGGCATATAAAATCGGCCTGCTCGATGGAGAGGACAGGCTAAAGAAAACAATAAATTTGATAAAAACAACAAACAGGGTGCTTTTTGATGAGTTATTACGGTTAGATAAAATACAGCCGATTGATTCATCTTGTGTCAAATTGAGAAGGGTATATGTCGAGTCTCTCATAAAAACACTACGAAAAAAAGAAATAGATTGGCACGCTGAAAAACTGCAAGAGCATATCAACTCACAATTAAGCCCAATGAAAATCATCGAAGAAACTCTGGAAAAGTAAAAAAGCCGTGTTATTGATGATTATTTTTAGTCTATTTGCCGACACATCCTGCAGAGGAAGGTCTAAATATGAGAAGTATATGGCAATTAAAGTTAAACTATCGGGGCACAACTTCCCACAGCCGCCGCCTATCTGTATCACTAAGGAGACAAAAAGCTGCCCATACTGCAATACATCGAGGAAAAACGGATTCGAGTTACTGATTGATAAGTCGTTAGCGTTAGGCGTAGCCTGTAGATGTTTAGTGTGTGGATGGAGCTGTTAAATTGGTGGAGATTCTCCCTGGGTGAGTGCTCTTGAATTCCACTGGACCGGGATTATTAGCCCATAAATGGCGATATTGGTTTTCGAATGGCGTTTTTAGCCTAAAAACAAGGTGCTCTTGAATTCCACTGGACCAATGAAGCTACAGGGATTGATGATGAGGTTCCTCCATGCGTGAGCTAACCGACAAACAGCAGAAATTCATTGATTGCTACGATGGCGACACTAAGAAGGCGGCTAAAACAGCGAAATTGTCCTATGATTATGCTCGGCGATTAGTCACAAAAGGTCACATATTGAAAGCAATTCGCTATCGCATAGACAATGAAATCAGACCAGCAATGATAGCCACAAGGCAGGAGAGGCAGAAATTCTGGTCTGAAATAATGAAGGATACAAAACAGACTATGAGAGACAGATTGCGGGCGTCTGAGCTATTGGGAAAGAGTGAGATGGATTTCCCGAACAAAACGGAGATTTCAGGGTTAGGTGGCGAGCCTATTCCTGTTAGTATAATTGATTATAGCAAGGTTAATCTTGAGGAAATAAAACCTCAACAATGATAGCTACAATACCGAATAATTTGGTCAATAATGGTTTTCATTACTGGCAGTTAGAGTATCTTAAATACTTTGATAGAGGTCTGGCTCGATTCGGAATATTAGAATGGCACAGGAGGGCGAGGAAAACCACGTTAGCTGTTAATCAGTTAGTAAGGCAATCCTGCAAGCACGCACATTGCAAGTATGTTTATGTCAGCCCCACACAAGTTCAGACAAGAGCTTTAGTATGGGACGATCCAAATATGTTAACTACCGCATTGCCGAACAAGCGGCAGATGGGCTATAAGCTGAACGAAACAAAGATGCTGGTAACATTAGAGAACGGCTCAATGATTAAGTTCGGTGGCTCGGATAATCCTGATGCGCTTCGAGGTATTGATGCCGTAGGCGTAGTGCCTGATGAATGGGCTCTAATTGACCCAACGGTATGGACAGAGATTTTCAGGCCGATTATGTCGGGCGAAGTCAAGTACCAAAGAAAGAAAAGTGAGGGCGAAATACTCCCTGATATGCGATGGGCATTATTTTTATACACACCAAAAGGGACAAACCATGCGACAATGATGTTCAACAACGCTGCCTGTGTCGAAGATGAGGCCAAGCTACCGACAAGGGGCAAGGCTGATAAGTGTAAACTGGGATGGTTTGCGAGCCGCTTGATAGCCGATGAGTCAAATATCATTAGCAGGGAAGAACTCGACAAGATGCTCGAAGAGGTAGCTCAAGGATTATCAACCAAAGAGGAATACGAACAGGAGATGCAATGCCGCCGGGTAACTGATGAGGAGCGGACTTTGATTACCTCGGCTTTACTCGACAGGCTTCATAGTGTAAATTGGGATAGTTTAAGGATAATCGAGCCGCAGATGCGAAAGATTGTAGCGATAGACCCGGCATTTGGTGGTGATATATGTGCCCTAAAGGGATTTGAGAATGGCCGCATAGTTGACGAAAAACATGTAAACTGGACTATGACCCACGAGGTTGTCTTTGAAGGTAAAGAAATGGCCCGCCGTATAGGCACCAAGAACTTTATCGTTGACTGCATAGGCAATGGTAAGGGCGTCTCGGACGGTTTGAAGATAGACGAGGCCGGCTATCACGTCCAGGCGTTCAACAGTGCTGAAACATGCGAGGATTCGGACTTATACGCTAACAAGAAGGCTGAAGCAGTGGGTTACGTCGCCCAGCAGATACGGAAATTGAAAGTCGAGCCGATAGATGATCCTGAGACCAGACGACAGCTCGTGGCGCTATCGAGGTACAAGATAGTTGCCCGCCACGGCAAGGGAGTGATGATTATGAGGCCAAACGATGAGGTCAAGAAGGATTTGGGATGCTCGCCGGACAGGGGATTGTGTTACGTCTTTGGTATTTATGGACTTAGGAAGGTATTGCCTGAGACTAAGAAAGAGAGCACATATTTTGATAGAAGGGGCAAGGTTTTAAGCCCGATGAGCGTATAGGATGGATGAATTATGAGAATAGGTAGGCTTGATATATGGATACATAAGGACACAGGAACACCGAGATTTCGCATTTTTGCTTTACGCAAGTCGAATCTGTATAGATGGATTTTCAAAATATTGTCATATTATACGCTATGGATTAGTTTTAGAAGAAAGCTCACCTAAGCCACGGAAGAATAAATGAACAGGCGTAATTTCTTTAAGTCGGTTGGCATAACGTTGGTAGGCATTCTATTCATATCGAAGACAAAAGGAATATCGAAATGTAGCTGGTGGGGCGCAATTGAATGCAGTGGCCAGAAGGGCAATCTTTGTTCTCGTTGTAAATATACCCAAGACGTAAATATACCCAAGACACGGGAGAATAGATGGAAAATGACGATTTAGTACATCCAAAGACGGACGACGAGATTTTGCGGAAGGTGGTCCAGATGCGGGCTGATGGCGTGAACGGTTCGGCCAATTTCTTCGACCGGATGCGGAAGGCCGAAGACTTCGTAATTGGCGAGCAGTGGGAACCAGCGGTCAAGGAGGCGGCTCGGTTGGATGGTAAATTCACCTTGACAATACCGATAGTGAAGCCCCAGATAAAGCAGCTTGCCGGGTCGGAGGTTCAGAACCCCCAGGACTTCATAATTGAGAACACACAGGGCGGGGCTGCCGCCGTGGCCCAGATATTAACGGCCTTAACCAAGCAGGCAGCTGATTCGGAGCGAATAAGATACGAGAAATCGCAGACGTTTGAGAGCGGATTATCATCAGGTCAGGGGGTCATAGGGGTATTTATCGACAAGACGGACGACCCGAAACATGCCAATTTGAGGATTGAAAAGCTCAACGAGCACAATACGATGGTTGACCCGAACTGCACCACTTACAATCCCAACAAACTGTCTGGCGGGGCAAAGTACGAGATTTGGGAGGAGTGGGTTGACAAGGAATTTGTCGAGGCCGAATATAAAGAAAAGAAGGCCGAACTTGAAGGCAAGGGCTCCCAGTCTTTTCTTGAGGTCACGGCTGGGAACATCCGGGGTATTATCGACTGGCTGTCGGGGCGGAGGTCAACGAGAGAGACGGGTGCATTTGGTGCCAGAGAGCGGACGGATATTACGGTAATGAGGAAGAACCGTTATTTGAAGTCTCATACCTGGTGGCGGGAGCCCAAAACGTGCATTCATTGGTATGACAATCGAAAATCCGAGTTGGATTCATTATTTCTTGTCAGGGACAAGGATATTACATTGGCCAGAAAGGCGACCAAAGCCTTTGAGGAGGCGGCCAAAGCCTCTAAAGAACAGGCGATAGCATTGGCAAGAGCGGCCAACAAAGACCTCCGAGACCCGAAAGTGAGGGCGGCGATAGAAGAGGCGGGAACGCCTATATTTTCCATTGAAGAGGTAACTTCATACGTTATGCACCACACAATAAGGGTAGGGGACACTTTCCTTGAGGACAGGGTGGACGAAATGAACGGCGTTCAGATGTACCCGCTTAACTTTTATTGGCCATACTGGATAAACGGCTACAAATCGGGTGTTTCAGAGGATTTAATCGGCACCCAGGAGGAGACTAATTGGACTCATTCTATGGCCTTGAACCTCATCAAGAAGCTGGCGAACAAATCATTCAAAATCAAAGAAGACCCGACCGGTTTATTTTCTCAATGGCTTAAAGAGCACGCCGGGGACAACAATCTCGTTGTCGATGAGTCGCGGGGCGGCGGCAAGGTAGAGGAAGTTGAAGAAAACCCGTTCCCCGCCCAGATATTTGAAATGTTCAGCCAGTCGGCGCTTGAGAATGCCAGGACGATTACCGGTGTCAGGACTGAGATACCGGAAAAGGACACGAAGGCGCTCTCGGGGCGGGCGATATTCCTCAAAAAACAGACTGAAGTCCAGGGTTCGATGTCGCTGATGAACAACTGGTATTATACTCTTGCGATTTTCGGTGATTTAATTGTCGATATAATCCGCAAAAACGACATATTCAGCGAGGATGAGATAATGGAGATAGTCGATAAGGAGGATATGTACGATGAGAAGATTCTTGACCAGGCCAAGGGCATTATAATCAATCAGATTCAACAGCAAGGCGGGTCAATACCCCAGCAGCCACAGCCGCCGAACCCAATAAGAATGAGTCAGGCGTTGCCAGAGTTGCAGGCCCAAATGTTAGATACTTTCCAGGAAGATATGGCTCTCTACCAGCAGTTTGTAGGGCAGGTGGAGCAAGCAGCCAAGCCCATAGCCGAGCAGATTCTAATATCCCTGATTCATCACATGAAATCCGGTAAGTATAGTACGAAAGTAATCACATCCCCGATGTCGGAGACGATGCGTGCGATTAAGGCCCTGGAGACGTTTGAGCTGCAAAAACTGCTCATAGAGTCGGCGGATGTTGGCCTTGACGGCGATGACTTGATAGAGGTCACAGACGTTCCCAATAAAGAGAAATTGAAGCTCGGCAGGCAAAAAAAGATGGAGTCTTTGGCAAGGAGCGCATAGAATGGAGAAAACTATGAAGCATCTAATTGAAATCCTGATTGTATCAATGGTATTGTTTATGTTGGCCTTTTTGGTTGGGTGTAAAGATGAGGCCGAAGCTGCGGAGCCAAATGACTTTGGATTTAGTGATTTCACTTGGGTTGATGATGAGCCAAACGAGCCAGAAACAACTTTTGAGATTGTTTCTATAGACCCCAACACGACAGACCAATCCCTTATTTGGATTGACGCTGAACCTGAAACCAGCACTGATGTAATGTTCTCTTATGATGTCAATGGAGTAACTGAAGAAGTAACCCTTGATATTGTTGACAATGAGATAGTATGTAGTAGGTCTGCGGAAAAAGCAATCGAGATAATCTTCAAAAGTCTATACAAATGCTATATCGGCGATAGGAATGGTATTGACGATTTGACGCTAAGATTTGAGCCCCCACCCGAACCCAACGAGCCGAATGAACCAAATGATGTATGGGTTTATGACCCAAATGCAACGATTACATCAGACTACGCTTATGCACCCGAAATTGATTTTTCCGTAGATACTTTGGAGATGGCAGGCACAATAATGTACTT